TGTGTCGCAACTATTTTTGTTACTGCACTTCCATAAAGGTTGTTTACCTTGTGCTGTTTGTCTGTTGTCATAGACCTTGCTATTACATTCAGGACATTTTGGTTCAAATTTACTTGCACCAACTTTTACAACATCACGTGGTTTACTGTTATCAATTTCTTTTTCTTCATAATCAAAAACAGCACCAACTGCGTCTATTGTTCCATCTAACAAATAGTCATAAAATTTATCACTAACTGTTATTATTTTTTCTACTTGTGCTGACAAATCTTCAGTCATTGAAAATTCATCTTTTGCTAAATCTATTGCTGCTTTTAATGCAACTGACTTAGCTATATTTTTACTTGTATCTGACATACTATTTACCTCTTCTTTCCGTCTTCAACTTTATTTGTGAATTTAGAATTTCACTATGACAAAATTTACACTCTAAGCTGTGCCATCTTAAATGTGTAACTTGCAATTCTTTATTGCAATTGTCGCAGTCAAATCTAAATGTTATTGGCTTAGCTCTCATTAGAATATATTATCTTTATGTAGAACTTCGCCATTTGATAAACGCTTCTCAAAATCAAAGAGTTTATCATTTGCACGACTTAATAATTTATCTTCTATAACGATACTTAAATGTACTAACCCTAAAAATATAGCTAAAAAACCAATTGTTGCTAGTACTAAAAATAATATAAACATTATTTCACTCCTTTAATTACTTTTTTTTTATTTGTACATTTCCATTCATAGTTAGTGTGACTACCATAACTGTGACATTGTCTTTTTCTTTTGTAACAATTACTACACAAACTACTCATTTCTTCATAGTTTTTAGTACTCATTTTCACTCCTATTTTTTCTTATACAAGAATTATATAACAAAAAAAATAATTATGTGACAAAAAAAATAAAAAATTTGACGCATATACTATATGTTGTGGTACTATATATAGTATCTTAATCATTTCACTCCAATTTAATGTATAAGATAAAAAAGGTGGGTTCATTCCCACCTTTTTCTTTATGGATTACTTTTGGTTTTCTTTACGAACTAGATAAGCTGTAATCGTATCTATAAAACTATTCGCAATGACAATTAATACTGCCATCAACACAGTTACATATTTGAATAATTGTTTCATTTTCTTTTTCTTTTAAGTAGCAACACTTGCACATTATTGTTTTACCTTTTTTATAACTATACCTAATACTAAAGCTATTGTTGCAGTTCTCGCAGCGATGATAAAATGCCCTGGACTTAAATCAATTCCAGATGTCATTCCCAAGATACAAGCAACAAATGGCTTGGCCCAGTCCTCCACATTGTCTTTAATAAGTTTCATTATCCACTTATCTTAAAAAGTAATTCGTTAAATAAACTTTCCTGCACATCTAAATCTTTTTCTAATATGCGTAGTTGTTCCATCATTGAACTATGTGCAATCTGTAATTCTTCTATGGTGTTAAACAACCAACCTATTATTGCAACGAGTGCTGATAATAAAATTGGCATAATAACTTTTGTGTCTAATTTAATAGTTGCCATTATGCACCCATAATGAAAGTACCAATAATCATTGCAACTGTTGCAATCAATCCAAGTACTTTATAAAATTCTGATTTGTCTAATTTTGTATCAAGCTTCTCTTCAATTTTATCTAGCTTGTCTAAAATCATTTGGTTTAACTCCTTTTGTGTATAGCCGTTACCTGATTTTGAATTAGACATTATGGTAAATCGTCCTCTGACATATAGATGTCGTCTGACCAAGTATAAGACTTGTTGTAATAATTTCTATTTTCCCAATCGTAATTACTTATTCTTGTAATAACGTTACTAATATCTTTTAAAAAAAATCCTAGTATAAATCCTATTATGTAATCCATAAATACGATTATAAACTACTAAATCTTAATGACATAAGATTGGATATTATTTATATGTTTGTGATGGTTGATATTGCTCTAAGCCGTTTTGAATAGCTGATAACATTGCAACAAATCCTGATAGTGCAGCATTTGTCCATACATCAACAGCAATGATATCTGTACCAGCAGCGACCAATATTCCGATAAAAGATTGGATAAAAGTTCTTACAGCTTTGATTGCAATATATTTCCAATACTCTTTTGCGTTAGTCTTTTTCATAATTTCCTTTAGTCAATTTTATATATTCTATTTCTAAAAGTTTTGCGTATGTTATAGGATTGACTTGACCATTAATTGTGACAATATCTTGTAAATGTTTTTTCTGAAATGCTATAACAGCTTTTTGTGTGTTTTTTCCATAAATACCATCTGTAACTAAATGTGATTTCATAGAACTGTTTAATAACGTTTGTATTCTTTTTATTGCACTACCTTTGTCACCAATATTCCAGTTATATATATCTTGATTAATATTTTTTACTTTATCTTCTCTAATAGATACTAATCTAGCTTCTATTAATTTATCCCACGCTTTACCAGGACACGTTGTTTTCTTAAAAGAATTATGTGGTCTAAGTTCGCCACCTACTTCACGCCATAACCACTTTACTGCATTTATAGCAGCTTCACTTGGATAATCATCTGCATTTGAACCACCAAGCCATACAACACTTAAATAATGCTTATTGTTGTAGTTTGTATCTTGTCTATCTTTACCACCTTGACTTGCAGAACGATTTTCAAACCCTCTACATTCATAAAGGTTACCACTATCCCCTACTGCAAAACTATACGCAATATCGTTCCATTTCCTTGTATTTTGGTGTAAATCTTGGATTTGTAGTAATTGCTTTTTCTCTTCTTCTATAGAATTTGCTTTAGGATAAGCAGACCAATGTACGACTAAACCTTTTATTTCGCCTGGTTTTGCAAATCCTTTTTTTGGTGGTTTAGCGTTCCAAAAATCTCGTGGCTTTATACTCATAGGTTTTTTTCTCAAAACTTCCCTTGTAGCTTACAGGAATATTTTACTATGGGTATTTATGCAATTGTTATTAAAGATATAGTTTTAATAAACGTTATCTAATAACATTTATATTGTTCCATTTTTCTTTACCACCAACAAGGAATGTTAAGATACCAGGGTTACTTCTATCACCCTTAGTATTCTCGAACCATTCACTTCCTTGGTCAAGGGTAGGTGCTTGTATAATTAATCTATCTGATGTTTCATACGAACTAAAGAAATGATAATGACCCATAAGCAATATATCTGCATCAGCTATTTCGTTTCTAGCAAGTGATTGATTAGCTAACCACGTTTTTGCTTTAGCTTGTGCATTACCACCACCATACATTTGGTGGCCGTGGGCTAATGTAATTGTGACATCTGATATATCAAATGTTTGTGACAATTCATTATCAGGAATAATAAAGTCAATCCTATCTTTAAAGGCAGGTGCTTCACTAAATATTTCTTGTAGTTCTTCAGCTAACTGTACATCTCTATTATCACCAAAAGATGTGAATGCTTTGCCGTTCTTACGTGGTTGGCCGTGATTTCCAGCTATGAAACAAACAATAGATTTTTCAAACATAGGTGCTATTTCTTTTATAGCCATATACGCCATACGTCTAGCAACTTTTTGTTGTTGTCTAAAATCTAGTTCTACTTCAAACTCTTGCATATCATAAAAACCTGTACAACCCTCTACAATATCACCTAATCCTGCAAACAATACTTGGTCAATTTGTTCTATCTTCTTCAAGTATTTAATATGCTTTTTAATTTTAGGTATTGCATTTGTAAATTGTTCAACAGTTTTTTCTGTACCTTTTTTACCTATTTGCCAATCAGATAAAGCTATAACAAGTGTTTTACCTTTTACCTTTTTAGGTTTATCTAATGGTTTTTTTCTTTTAGCTTCTTTTAGCAATAATTTAAAATCATCATCAGGCATAAACAATTTATCTGAAACAATCTTTGCTTTAAAATAATACAAACGTTCAATGTTTCCATTACCTATATTGCTATCCCAAAATCTGATTTCAGCAGTACCAGGTACTACAGAATATTTACTAGCATCTTTACCAAAATAACTTTCCAGTTGTTCTTTCCAATCAACAGAATTGTTTTTTTGTGGACTAGATACTATTTCACCTGATTTAGTTTCTTCACTATAAGAAACACCTGGTGTAAATTTTGGTGGGTGCTTTACTTCTTTTTTCTTTTTATTTGCGTTCCTAGAACTTTTAGTTGCTAAAAACTCTTCGTATGATTTCCCCATTGTTTAATTCAACTCCAATTCATTGTCATAAGCGATACGTGCAACAATCTTGCGTAAACCCTCTATGCTTACTTGTTGTTGTTTTTTCTCAAAATATAGATATTCAGCAATGCTTAAATAACTATATGTTCTGTTATCGTGTGTATCTTCTTTTTCCATACACTGTTTCAATAACTGAATAATTAATTCAGTATTTTCAGGATATTTAAGTTCATATTTACGATATTTTTTTATTCGTGTTTGTTTCTTTTGAACAAATTCATCAAATTCCATTTTACACTCCTTATAAATGTCCAATACTCATACCAATAGTATAACCTGTATAAGACAATTTTTTAGGATTTAGATATTATATTTTAAGTTAAGATATTCTTTTAATAATTCTCTATATTCTCTTTTAGCACCTGAAATAGTACGACCATCATAAATATCGTGGTGCATTTTACACAATATAGTGACATTGTTTATATCATATTTTGTTGCTTTATCTCTACCACCCATACCAATGCCTTTTATATGTGCAAGTTCTAGCCATTCCTTAGAATAGCAATTAGGCCATTCACACGTATATTCTGCACGTTCTAAGGCCTGTTCACGAAGCTGTGATAGATTATTCAGGTTTTGGATTATCTGTTTTGACTTGTGCTATATGGTCAGACCAGGTTGAAGTTCCATTAACGCCGTCCCAGTACATCATATCTAACTGGTCTGCAATAGAACCATAACCCTCTTGTCTAGCTTGTATATAACCAAACTGTTGGTCATTCCATTTGCTATTTGCAAGGTCTGTTATGGCTTGTGCATAGTCAGCGTCACTAAATTCCAAACGTTCATTATTTACTTGTTTGTACAGTGGCTTAGCAGCTTCAATTTCTGCTGTAGCTTCAGTTGTTAATTCCTCTAATGTTGCCATATCTCTCCTATCTTACTATATATTTCTTATACTTACTTCTTTAAACCATTAATCATTTTTTCAAGCCAAACAGAGTG